CCGAACGGCCAGCGCATCTCGGACAGACGCGCCTTGGCAATGCGTGTGATCGACACGGCGTCGCCCTGGTTGCCGCCAAGGACGTGAAAGTGGGTGTCGTCCTCGCCGACGTAGAAGCCGACGTGATCGCCGCCCTCGCGGGTGAAGGTCAGGATGCAGCCGGGGCGGGGCGACAGCAGCTTGCGGCCCCACGCGCTCCACGCCGAGGCCCGCACGGCGATCGGCGGCGGGGCGATGCCGACATGGTTCATGACGTGAGCTGCCAACAGCCCGCACCACGGCACCGCGTCGGCGGCGTAGGTGATGCCGAGGATCTTGGCCCCCAGCTTCTTGGCCCATGCCATGATGGTCGCGCTGTTGCCCTTGCCAGGCACTTCTCGGACGCCGATCAGCGTCCGAGCGTATGGCATCCAGTCCATCTTAGACGGTCCGCGAAAGCATGACCTTGACTTGTCCCGCCGCGACAGCCGTCGTGTCCGCGTCTGCCGCGCCGCCCGTGATCGCAAGGCCGAGGCCAAGCGCAAATCGGAACCCGTTGTGCCCGATGGGGAGCGTGCACACCCCTGGAACGCCAGCAACGGCTGCCGGGACCACAAGGATCATGGCGGGAATGTCGGTGCCGACCGTTGGTGCCGTGGCCTTGTTGTAGAGCTTCACATAGGCGGCGGCTGCGCCCGTGTTTGTGGCGTAGAACGCATGAAGCCCCGACGTGCCGGTCAGCACCAGTTGGCCGTTGGTGGACGCCGCCGAGTTGATAATCAGCGGAGTGGCCGGCGCGGTAGGCGTGCCGGAAGCCGTCGCCGCCGTCACCGCCGCAACAGTCGAGACGGTCGTGACTGTCGGCAGCGTCCCGCCTTGGATAGTGGCCGGAATGGCGTTCGCGGCGCCCTGAGTGCGGAACCCTTGGATGTAGACCGGGTTGTTCGGGAAGCTCTCGACCGCGATATGGCCGAGCGTCAGGGTCGTGGTCGACGCAGGGGCCACGGTTCCGTTGAACGACCAGATGAAAACATACATCTCGACGGACTGATCCGGGATGTTTTCGTAGCGGCTGGCGCGGGTGGTGAAGGTAGGCGTGGTGCTCGTCGCCCGTAGGCCGTCCGAGAAGAAGACGTCGCGTCCGGTCAGCTCGTTGGCAATCACAACGCCCGGCGAAGCGGTCGTGTTGATGGTCGCCGTCGTGTCGCCCGCCGCCCAGCCGTTGCGCTGCGCGTCCATGGCGACGTTGGTCGCCGTGGTTCCGGTGAACAGGTTGCGGATGTAGTTGCGACCAAACAGGCACAGCGTTCCGGTGCCGCTTGCGGGCCACCCCGAAACGGTGAACCGGAGGGTGTTGCTGTCGGGGATCGACGCAATGGCGTAGCGCCCAGGAACGCCCGCCGCGCCGGTGATGCCGCCGAGCAAAGCAAACTGGCCGATCATCGTGGCGTCAAAACCGTGCGAGGGCACGGTGATGTCGACGGTGGTGGCGTTGATGATGTTGTAGGCCGCGTTGTCCGAGATCGAGTCGGCCAACAGGATCGCAAAGTTGTTGTTGGCGATGCGCTGGCTCAGGATCGCAGAGAACCGCATCCGCATCGACCCGGAAAACGACTGGATCGACTTGGCCAGAAACTCAGCGTTTGTCGTGGTGCCCGAGAGGATGTTGAGCGACCCGGAACCTTGGTTGTAGGTGACGCCTGTGCCAACGCGCGGGGCGTTGAAACGACTGTCCAGCACCGAGGAGCCGACAGCGGAGAACCCCGCCGACCACACGAGTTGCGAACCCGACAAGACTGGCAGCGGCGTGTCCGGCGACACCACCGTGGCAGGCTCGTTGACGTTTCCATACGCGAGCGCGCGGATGGGTGCGTCCGCCGCTTCATGGATCACAAGGGTGGTCATGCTTTCACCTTTCGTAAGGCACGTTGGCGCACCATAGCAGATGTTCTGCGGGGTTTCACTATGCGTTTGGTGGGGGCGGGAGAGGCGTTTGGTTGCGGCGCGGGTCGATCGCAGCGAGACACCCGCCGGCGACCAGAGACACGATCGTCGCGTCGACGCCAGCCAGAGCAAAGCCCATCGCGGCGATGATCGTCGCGTAAGGCAGCAGGGTAGAGACGAGCTGGCGGAGATCCTGCGGGTTCATCACGACAGCCCCAGGACCGCCGCGACGCGCGGCAGCAGCAGGGTCATGACCACGCCAAAGCCGACAGCCGCCCCCATCTGCCAACGCTGCGTCAGCATGATGGCCTCGACCTTGGCTTCCAGTTTCTCAACGCGGTCGGTCAAGTGGCCCACGTCGTTTGCGACCACCTCCACGCTTGGCAGGCTCATTTCCCAGCATCCGATGCAAGAGGTGCGTTCCGGCGATCAGACATCCAGACGCGAAGACAATCCAGGCCACGACCCACTCCGATTGACGCGAGGGTAAGGATCTGAACCACGAAGATCCCGTTGACAGCCACGACATAAGTCCACAGTCCATGCTCGGTCAGGCTTCCTGTTTTCCAAAGGCCGATCGTCACCGCATGAAGCGTGAGCTGGCCAACCAGAGTGCCGACCATCAGCGATTTCCAGCCTGCCGGGTTTTGCTGATTTGATCGGAAGATCATTGCGACCAGAAACAGGTCCAGAACCGGCGAGGCCAGCAAGGCGTCGGGGAACGCATAGAGCCCGAGAATGGCGTTACCGATGCAGAACACCATCGCCAGCAGGGCGCTGACCCCCATCAGGTCCGCGTATTTTTCCGGCTTGGACCTGTAGGCCAGAAAGCAGATTACGAAGACGGCTGCGGTCGCGTAGAGATACCAGATCATGGCTTCACCGGCTTGTCGGGGTCAGTGACCGGAGGCTTATCCGTGCCCCCAGAGAAAGCAACAATGTTCTTGCCGTCGCGCGTGGCCATGTAGGCTTTCTGCGCCTTGTCCAGCCTGGCGTGCAAGATAGCGTGATGCTCCTCGACCAGCCTAAGCGCCCGGCGAGTAGCCTTGACGGCCTCCTCGGACTTGGCCAGCGCCCGTCCGATGGCGTCGATGTGGTCTTGTGGGGTCATGCCAGATCACCAAGTCGCAATCGCCACACGCTTCCACGTATTCGTGGCCGTGCAGACATAGATGTAACTGCTGTCCCAGCAGATCGACCCCGCAACACCCGTTGCAGACGCTGATGCAGGAGTTTTTGCCGTTTGAACGCGGACTTGATCGCCTTTAGCAATCATGATGTTTCGGATCGTCACGTCGCCGGTTGTAAAGTTGCCTCGGATGAGGACGTTTGCCGCTCCGTCCGTGTTGGCAATGACAAGCTCGTCGCTTGCAAGGTCGTTAAAGCCCGCAAACGGGCCGATGCAAACAGAACCGTTGATGCTGGCGTTTGATGACTGATAGGCCGCGCGATAGCCCATAAACACGTTGTTATCGCCGGAGACTTGGAAACCGTGTTCGCAACCGACACCTGTGTTTCCGTCTGACGTGACGCCAGTCGCAGAGGCGCGGAAAAATCCATAAGTGCCGAATGAAAGCGTCGTTCCAACTGACGTTGCAGCGTAATGGTTCCGATACCCCATCAGCACCGAGTCCGTGACGCTTGCGCCGGAGTTGGTGACAATATCCGCGCCGACGATAGTGGACCGCGTAACTGTCGAGGCAATGGCTGATGCGCCGCCAATAACCTCTGAAAGCGTCGAACCGGTCGCCGGACTGTTCGCCATCGCATTGCGACCAATAGCGATTAGATATTCGCCTTCGGTCAAAGATCGGGCCGTCTGTTGCCCGATTATAACCGCGCCGCTCCCAGAAAAGTTTGCGCTGTTTAGGCAATGGTGACCGACAATTGTGCAATAGTTTAACGCTGTTGAGTTAAACCCGGCGTCCACACCGATCAGCGTGTTCATAATGCCGGTCGTAATCGAAAGCCCTGACTGGTAGCCAAGCAGCGTATTTGAGTGACCAGTAGTAATTTGGTTTCCAGCAGCGTAACCAAATGTTGCGCAAGCGTAGGCTGTCGTTGCATTTGGCATATTATCGAAGCCAAAGCCGGTATTAATGTCGCCGTTTTTGGTTCCTGCCACGTTATTGTTTAGCAACGGCGCGGTTGAACCGCCGCCGAAAGAGTTTCCCGATACCGCCGAATAGCGCAACGGCCCGATTTCAAGCGTCGTCCGCTGTGCTGTTGCGTCTGCGTCATCCAGCAATGCCCGGCCCGCCGCCGTCAGATCGGTCATCGCCCACGTCCCTGCCCCAGTCGCGTAAGGCAGTTTGTTGGCGGCAGATGTCAGCGCCGCGATGGCCGTCAGGTCGGCGTCAAGCGGCTGGGATCCTGCGGCCATGTAGGTCCGCAACGTCGCCGTGGTCGCGCGCTTAAGCGGCCCTGGTGAGCGGTAGACCACGACTTCGTCGGTGCCGACGATCGGCGGCGTCTCCGGCGTCAGCTCCGGGACAGTTTTACCTGCGGTCATGCCAGTCTCACAGTTGCTGCGGCGCGAGCGACTGCGGGGCCAAATCGCCCGTTTGCATGGCTGCGTCGATGGTGCCGTCTATGGTATCTTGGATTTGCTCCGGTGTCATGCCCGCCTGCATGATGCCGATGCGCTTGGTTTCGGCGTCGTAAGCCTTGACCTGAGCCTCGAACTGCTTGGTGCGCATCTCCTGCGCCTCGATCGACTGCTCGACGTTCTTGAGCGCGCCCTGCATTTGCTGGAGCATCCCGCCCATCTCCTCGATCTGTTTCTCGGCGGCTTGCAGCTCGGGTGACTTGTCGTCGTCGGCCAAGATCTTCGGGTCGATCGTCTTGCGCAGCCGCGCGGACATCTCCTGCGCTCCCGGCCAGTCCATGTTCTTGACGAACAGGTCGCCGGCTACGGCCCACAGGTTCGGATTGCTTTGCAGCACCTGAGACATGCTCTCGGCAGCCTCCTGGCGCTTGGTGGCGTAGGCAGGCCCGGTCACGGCCACGACGTCATACTTGCCAACGGACGGGTTGTAGATTTTCTCGATGACGTTGCCCTGCTCGTCCTCGATCTTGCGCACCGGCTCGGGCTGCATCGGGTCGATGCGGGCCATGCTGACCTCGCCGTCCATGCCGATAATGCGCGCGATGCGCGCCGTGTCGTAGATTTTTGGGATCAGGTCGATGCACTGCCGCGTGACGTGCCGGATCGCCCGCGCGAGGTTGTCGATGTAGTGGTAGGTGCCGGTGTCGCCCTGACGCTCGCGCGCGAGGATAGCCTTGCCCGACCGCTCGTTGGACGTGGCCCCGAGGCTGCTGTCGTATTGCCCCGTGGTCGACTTGATGTCGTCCGACGCCCCCATCTTGGCCTGAATGAGGCCCGTCTGCGCCAGCGGAGGCGGCGCGCGCTGCGGCAGGGGCAGCGGGTTGCCGAGCGCGTCGGTCGCGTCGGCGTTGACCTCCAGATACGGCCAGTTGTTGACGTTGGCCGTCTTCCACTGGCTCTCATAGCCCTCGAACTGCCCGCCGTAGCCGATGAACGGGGCCTTGGGGGCCAGCGCCAGCATCTCGGCCTCCTGGCTGGTCCAGTAGTTATACATCCGCTGCGCGTCCTTGGCGTTGCGGATGAGGCCGGAGATGTGCAGTTCGCCGTCGATCTCGAACTCGTTGCCGACGACGCGGATCACGGGGATCCACTTGCCCGGCCAGTCCTGCTCTTGCAGCACCTCGAACCCGTTGGTCTTGATCCACTTGACCGTCTTGCGGTCGACCGCGCGGGTGCGCGTCGGCTTGCCGAACAGCAGCCGGGCGACCTTGTCCTCCCGGCTGCCGTCGACCGCCGTCAGGCCGTCGGGGTAGAGGTTGAGCGTGCCTGGCTCGTGCTTGATGTAGAAATACTCGGCAATGCGCACCGTGTCCTGACTGAGCCACTGGCTCAGGCTGGGGTCGCCGACGCCCTGCTCCTGTATCGACCGCACCGAGGCGTCCGGGAACTGGCGCTCATACTCGTCCTTGGTGATGTCCTGCGTGATAAAGCACCACTGGGCGTCCGCGCCGGTCGGATCCTGGATCATCGGGTCCATATAGACGCTGAACGAGTTGCGGATGCGCCCGATGCGGATGTCCTGATCGAAGGTGTTGTCGTCGCAATACTCGGTCAGCAGCCGGATATAGCCCTCGCCGTATGTGACCTGATTGTCACAGGCTGTGTCATAGGCGACATCAGCGTCCGACGCATACTCGATGTGGCGCACCATGCCGTTGAAGACCTCCGCCACCTCGATGTCGGCGTAGTCGTCGGACGGGATGACCTTGCCGGTCGGTCGGTTCTGGCGCTGGTCGTTGGTGACCTGCCTGACGTGCTGCGGCAGCTTGTTGATAGTCAGGCACGGACGCGAGTTGATCGACATACCCTGGCTGGAGGCACGGCTGGAGAGGACATCACTTGGCCATTGAAATGAATTGTCAGCCGACCCGGCCATGAACCGCAGGTCGTCCAACTCCGCTGCCCGGCTATCGCCGTAGGCCGCGACAGCAACATTCATGCGTGACCGCATAATGGACAGCATGTCGTGTTTTGCGTCTTTGCGGTCAGCCATTGTGCCGGTTGCCTTTGCGCATGTTTTCACTCCCGGGGATGACTTGCAGGTTCCACGGAACATGCAACCCCGAGACGTTTTTTCCAAGAAGCGGCACGATATGGTCGACGTGCCAGCACAGGCCAGTTGCAGCTATTTTCTCTGCGGCTTCCGCGTAGATTGCCTTGATCGCGGCAAAATCGTCTGCGGTCAACCACGCAGGCGTTCGCTGGAGCTTCATTGCGCGGCGTTCGGCGGCTTTAGCGCGCCTATGCGCCGGGTTGCGCTGCTTCCACGTGCGGGAGATGTTCAGGTATTTTTCGGGGTTCGCGGCCCGCCAGCTAGCGTGCAGGACTTTGACCTTGTCGGGGTTGGCTTTGCGCCACGCAGATACCACAGCACGCCTTTTTTCTGGGTTTCGTGCTGCGTAGGCCCGCATGTTTGCCCGGTGCTTAGCTTTGTTCGCCTCGTTCCACGCCAGCGCGGCCTCGGTCGCGCAGATGACGCACTTCTTGCTGACAGCATAGCGTCCGCAGACGTGCCCCTTTTTGCAGGGGACGCCAACGTCGATCAGCGCTGCCGGTGCCTTGGCCATTAACTTGACATCCACGAAGATTGCGACGGAGCGTAGTGCCTTTGTGTGGTTTTGTCGACACGCGCTGTTGATGCCACAGGGAAGGCGAACGTCACGCAGATCGCGTCGGCGGCGTCAGGACTTTGCAGCCCTCGGGCGCGCATGTCCTTCTTGCTCTCCAGGAACATCGTCCCCTTGCTGTCCGGCTTGACCAGAGGCGAGATCAGGTCGCTCTTGAGCAGCCGGTCGGCTGGGATGTGCGCTGTCTTGAGCCAGTCGCGCATCGCGCCCCACATCTCGGCCCGCTTGTTCCCCCACATGAGCGGCTGGCGGGACCGTTGCCCGAAGTTGACCCCCCGCACTTGCTTGTAGCGTTGCTCCTTGAGCCTGTCGACCACGCCGCCGCCCACGCCGCCCTCGTCGACCACGACCAGGGCAGGGCTATACTCCTCGATCGCCTCGATGACCCGGCCCACGACCTCCATGGTGTCCGCTCCCCGGTGCCGCTTGATGGCGATGATGTCGCGGCCCTTGCGCACGGCGATGACAGTGGCGTCCGACCCGAACCGTGCGGGGTCCACGCCGATGACGATGGGTGCCGTCGGATCCTTCTGGGGTGCTCGCTCCATGGCGTCGTCGACGAGGGAGGACGAGATGAACTGGTCATCGCTCTCGTTGGGGAAGACCCCGTAGACCTCGACGTGCGCCTGGGGGCTGTCAGCCCCGTATTCGTCGATGATGCGCTCGTAGACCTTCTGGTCGGTGCCCTCGACGGTGCGTGCGTCGACGATCGTGGTCGACCAGAACGCCCTGCGAGCGTGGAACGCCTCGTAGAAGTAGCCGGTGTTGCGGCGGGGGTTGGAAAACGCGAACCAGAAGCGGTCTGGCGTGTTTTCCGTGAAGAAGCCGTCCGTGACCGACCAGATCGCGTCGGGGATGCCGCTGGCCTCGTCGAAGATGACCATGACGCCGTCGTAGTTGTGCGTGCCGGCGTAGGCGTCGGGGTTCTCAGCCGACCATAGCTGCGCGTGCGCCGCCCAGAGGCGCGTATCGCGGTTCAGATCCTGCTCGACGAGGGTTGTGAGCCACTTCGCCATCGTGATCCGGGTGGCTGAAACTTCAAACCAATGGGAGTTCAGCCCCATCGCCACCCATTTGCTGATCTCGCTCCATGTTTTCGTGGTCAACTGCGCTTCTGTGTTGGCCGACACTATGACCGTCGAACCAATACGCGTGGTCAGCATCCAGCACACCAGCCAGCTTACCAACGCCGATTTGCCGATGCCGCGCCCGCTGCTGACGACCTTACGGAACATATCGTAGTCAATTTTGCCGTCGTTTTGGTCGATATGGCTTGCGAGTTGCAGGAGAAGTTCGCGCTGCCATTTGCGCGGGCCAGAAAACCCCGCCAACGGCGTGCCCGGCTGTCCCCACGGATAGGCAAGAAGCACAAATGCGTAGGGGTTGTTCCTGATTTCCTTCGACCACAGACGGGACATGAGCGATGTTTCGTCCCCTGCGGAGTATTTCGGAATTTTCATCAGGACGGCCTATACGGGTGGTGCGATCGTTCGGCAGCCTTCCTCGCGGCGACGGCAGCGTCAAGGTCTGTGTAGCGACCAAGGCAGTAATGTTTCCCCGCCACCATTATCTTGGCCCTCCAGCGTTCGTTTAGCCGGTCCCACGTCACGCCAAGCTGTCCTGACGTGCTGTTCGTCCTGACGGCGTTGTTTTGGCAGTTCTGGGCGTGCGTAACGTCGCGCAGGTTAGCGATGCGGTTGTCGTGGCGCACCCGATTGATGTGATCCGTGTCGCCTTCGGGCCATACGCCGTGGACGTAAAGCCACGCCAGACGGTGTGCTGGATATACGCGGCCTTGGATGCCTATGAGCACGTAGCCGTCGCGCTTGCCAGTGTGTCCTGCTGCGGTCTTGAGGCTGGCGCGTCCGTGTTTGCGCCCGATCCAATGAAAAAGCCCCGTGTCAGGGTCGTAGCGCAGTAGCGCCTTAAGGCGCGCTTGTGTTATCGGTTGGGCAGCCATCGACTTGTCCTTCAAGTCTGGAGGTCAGGGAGCCGGCGGACGTTGGTGCGTCCCCGGCTTCCGCAGTCATATCACGATATGTTCCCTCAATCACGCGCTGATTGGCCATCTCCAGCGCCTTGAGGACGCTGATCTTGTCGTCGACGGTCACGTCCAGTTGCTGCTTGGCGACCCAATCGTGCCGGTGCTTGAGCAGGTCGAGGGCCACCTTGGGGTCTTTGCCGTGGGTGGCGGCGTCGTAAAGCACCTCCGCAAGCGCCGCCTCGCCGTCTGCCGCGCCCTTTTCCTGCGCCAGCTCGACCAGCGGGTCCATCTGTTGCAGACGCCGGAAATCGGAGGGCTTCATGCCTGCGGCGTAGGCGATGCGGTCGCCTTTCAACCCTTTGCGTGCCGCCTCGTAGACGGCGGTCAGCCGCTGCTCGGTGGCCTGGAGCGTGAGCGGCTCGTGGGTGAGGGACAGGAAGCTCATGGCTGCTACGATATATGCTGGGGCAGAAATTTCAAAAAATAAAAAAATTGTTCACGGCCCCTCCCTAACGCATTTGCCTTTCGCTC